CTTTACCTTGATCTTCTTGTGCTCCCTAGGCAAAATAAAGTTAGTATATTTAGCCTTCGATGCAATAAAATCAACTTCAGGAAATCTTTCAATAGTGTTAACTATCTCCCACACATGTTTAGGGTTCCAGTAGTCATCGTCGTCTAGATGTATATAATACTCGTATCCCTCTTCCATCGCTTTTTTAATACCGTAGTACTTTGCATTCTGACCTCCGCATGTCCATAGATTCTTCCTCTTCTTAAAGTATCCTTTTCTGTAGCTTGTTGGTAGGTTCTCGTAGTAGATCTCGCCATTCCATTGGCTACACAGTTTATTGAACACATTCTTCCTCCGGAAGTCGTCGCCGATAATGAAGATCTTAAACTTCTTGTACTGCTGCTTCTTCAACATTTCGAACATATTTTTAAGGATTCTTACAGAACATTTATCTTTACGATCATACGTAGATATAATTATAGCAAGCTTCATATATATATGGTTAAAAACATTAATATACACGGAATAATGCGTAGCGGTATTCATGCTGTTACAGGCTGGATCATACAGAATTTAGACCACGATTCTGTTCTGTACTACAACAACATTAAGATGCCTTACCATCTACCAGACGATCCCATTAAAGAAGATCGCCTAATCAAAAAGAGCGATACACGGATACAGGAAATTGTTGAATATCTGACCGAAAACCCTGAAAGTGCCACTACCGTTATTAAGAGCCACGAAAGTAAAACCTTCGATTTTGCTAATTTTAATGCTAGCAAAAATTTAAACGTAATCATAATAAGAAACCCTTATAACACCTTGGCATCCAGTCTTGAATACATTAAAAATAACGGTGTATGCAAAGATATTGTTTCTGATTCAAGGTTTGATAACCTCTGGACTCAACATGCCGAAGAGTTTAGCGGTATTACATCGCTGTTAGACAACAAGGTAGCTATTCTATACGATAGGTTTATTGTGGATCCGGAATACAGACTAGAGATAGCTGAACAACTGGACATAGAGGTAACGAATAATATCCCACCACATCTTAAAATGGGTGGTGGATCATCGTTTAAGAGTAGCAATCATCAAGGCTATCTGAACAGAGAAGAACTGTATAAAGACCACATCGATATGATCAGGTTAAAGAGTAACAGCACTGTAAATAATCTGTGGTTCAACTATATATGTTCGTCCTAGTGCATATTCCCAAAACCGGTGGAACCTATATTAGAAAAGTTCTGGAAGCTAACAAGCTTGGTGTTGATTGTGGACATAAGAGGTTAGACGACAAGTATAAAAACGGAAAGCATACTATCTTTTCGGTGGTAAGAAGCCCTTATACCTGGTACGAATCCCTATACCGTTTTTGGAAGAAGCGACTTGCTGGAGGTAACAACCCTTATAACCCGATTATCACTATTGCAAACCTTCCGTGGAACCGTTTCTTAGCTATTATGACAGACCGCAACAAGTTTGCAAACTACCTTAGGAATCACAAGATCGGTAGACCAAAAAGACTTAGTTTCCAGATTCAGTGGGACTTCTCCAAATGCCCTCTCGATATCGGATTCTACAGCTACTTTGTACTGTATCAACTGTTTGCTAAAAATGTATTTAAGAAGTCTCTTAAAAATATTATAGAAAACAGCGATTCCCTAATGGTTGTTAAGAATATTCTGAAACAGGAGAACCTTGAAACCGACTTTATCAGATTGATTAAGTCCAAACGACCTAACGCCAATGTCAACAATATGAAACATATTCATTCAAAGATCAATGTAACATCTAACAGAAGGTTTATCGACGATGCAAGTAAGAATAAGATATACCAGAAAGACCTGGTTGTTTTTAAGGTATTTGGTTATGCAAAGTGATCTCTAACTATTGATTATAGCTGAGAGCTTATTCAGCCAAAGCTGATGTGTTTTCTGCGATGAAAGATGATGATTAAACTTATCCTCATGTTTAAATTTGTTAGCTACCAGACCACTCTTTTTGTTCATTGTCTCCTCAGTAATATCAATGTAGTTGTAACCGTTCTTGGTACATCTCTCTTTAAGTTCGTTGTTATACCTTAGGGTTAGTTTGGTGCGCTGCTGTTGTGAGTTAGTAACAGACGATCTAGCTCCATTCAAGAACTTCTTATTGACATTATCTGCAATAGTGGGTAGAATGGAACCTAGGAGGATAATCCTATCGTTACTAAAGTACCTCTTTACTTCGTTGTGTATGAAGTTGAAAAGATTAGTTACAGACTTGTTTAATTGGTTATTAACACTAATATTGTATTTCTTAGCTCTGTACCAGATGACAAAGCCACAGTCAACTTCACCAAGTACAATTATAATATAGCTGTACTTTCCCTTACAGTTACTTAACTTCCTTTTAAAGATATTAAGTGCATTAGTCTTACTGTTGGGATTAACCGCACCCTGTGCTGTCGCCCCGTCAACTCTGATCACATCAAAGATATTTTGATGGTTTTTATTGATATAGTTAAAAACATGAGTATGACTATCTCCTATAACTAGTATCTTCCTCTTGACATTAAGCTTCATAGATTAATTTATTATAAACCTTGTTTTGATTATTTTTCTTGTATTTTAACTTTAGTTCGTTTATCGACTTGCTCTTGGTTGGCAGGTCTTCTGTAACAATTTTAAAGATCTGATCAAGAGTATGATTGTCAGGTTTCATCAGGTAAACCTCGCGACTGTGTCTAATCCTAGGTCTAAACATAGTATCGTTAATCCACTCTCTAACATCTCCGATGTTATAATGAAAGATACATGGTGGACATTTGATCACGGTGTTATTCTTAATGGTTAGTTTTAGATCTTTATCTTTTGGGATAGGTTGGCTACCGTTTTTGATCACATGGTTTACAGAATTCTTGGTAACACCACCTCTTTTGAGGTTGAATGCATGTGGACACTTTTTGCTACTAACACTAGCAACCTTTGCGATAGACTTAGTCCATTGTCTGAACTTGTCTTCGCACATAGTAAAGTTTTTAATGTAACTGTTGTCATCGATCTTTTTCTTTCCATTAGTTCCAAACATGAGGAAAGGGAAAAGGATCATATCAAAACGCCCAAACCCTTTAATCAACTGCTGTATATTCTTGTATTTTCCAAGATAGAGATATTCATCCACGTCTATATCGATAACGTACTTATAACCTCCCTTCCTAACTTGTCGCATCAGATGTTGATAGGCGTGTTCACCATTTCCAAAGACACCGTTGTTGTTGATACGTTTTTTTAGTCTTATTGTGCTCACATTTTTAAACCCGATTACCCTCTTGGCAATCGGTACGGTAGAGTGGTCATCATAGATAAATATATGCTTTACACGGATGGAAAGATGATACTCAATCCACTCGATAAGATTCCTTGAATTATAACTTCTGGTTATAATACAAACACTCATTTATATAGATGGGTTAACATAATTAGCCGGCAAAGTAATACTCGTGCTAAAAAGTAATTATTAATATGTACTTACGCTTTCTTCTTCTTCCCAAAGATGTTCTTACCCTTGATTAGGTTCAAGTTTCTTGGACGCGTGTCCTTCTTTCGTTTCTTCCCGGTTTTCTGTTTTGCACCCTTAAGCTTCTTCCCTTTCTTGTCTGTCATCTCTGCAAAGGTCTCCTTAATGTTTCCATTCTGATCAAGAACCTGCGTCGTAATCGGATACTTCAAACGACGGAAGTACCTCATTCTACCCACAGCCTTGTCACGGTAGCTACCGTAAAGGTCGCAAAAGTCCACGATCAACGGGTTAAAGTTCTCGTTTGCCTTCCTCATGATACGCCACGTAGCTTGTTTAAAAACGTTACTGTTAGCACCCTTTGGTGTTGCCATTACCAACGTATTTAACGCCGGAATATCAAGACCTTCACTGGCCATCTGATACGTCCCCAGGATGATCTCGCAGTTCTCAGAGCTCTGCAGTTCGGACTCCTTCATTCCGCCGATGTAGTATCCCACGCGAATGGTTAACGGATCCCTCGTCAACTGACCTTTCGTAGTAAGAATTGCACGGTAAACATGAATCTTAACAATAGGTGCCAGAATATCACGAAGATCACGTACTGCGGCGTTGTAACGTCTCCGTGTTGCGCTAATAATCTTATTGATTGGCTTCAACTTGTTGCGAACTGCAGTGAGTTCGGCTTCAAAGCCGTTCAACTGATCCTGTCTTGCCTGACTGAGTTTAGCCATAACCTTAGCAATCTTGTCCAACTTCTTGCTCTTATTTTTAATTACAAGAAGGCTGTAGTCGTTCTTCGTAATCTTCTTCTGAGCACCTAGTTGATACAGTACATCCTTTCGTCGCTTGATAATATCTGCCTCCTCCTCGCGCTCCGGTTCGTAAAGCGACTCCAAGAAATCTACCAGTTCGTTTTCAGACTTAATTTTCTGGAAATCGTTTAGCTCCTCTGAAAGCTGCCCGTACTTTACATCTAGATCAGCCTGTTCAAAGGTTATCTCATCACCGTCATCCAACTGCATATTGAGTTTGTGGGCTAGATCCTGCCCCTCCCTGACTGTTCCATCCTTAAGAATAGCGAAGACTGTGTTAAGAAGATCTTCACGATCAGCTTCATACTCTTCAATAGCCTCCTCAAAAGATTTTCGGTGCTCATTGTTCGGTATCTTACTAACAACCTTTTTGGTCAGATGTGTTTTAGTCTTTTCGTCATCTAGCGGGGCATCTTGAATAGTTTCTGTAATCTCTGTTTCAATCAGAGGCATCAGCTCGTGCAGAGTTCGTTCGTTATAGGCTGACTCCATCTCTGCTAGATGATCACGGCGCTCACTAAGGGTAAGAATGTTACGACCTGCTAATGCAAGCTCAAAGGTTTTACTACAAATAACAGCTGTACGTGGTTTATATCCGCAAAGATTACCTAACATCTTAACGTTATCCAGTCCACCGAGTCGATTATAGATCAGCTTACTGTAATCGGTATCATCAGACTCGTAGATATATCGGTGTGCTGCTACATTCCTCTTATTCTCTTTAGTGTCCTCTTTCATAATGTATTCGATCTTACCTAAGTACCACTGTAACACCTTGAATAGGCCATCGGTACGACTAGGTGTTGCTGTAAGACCGACCATGTATGGCGCATTAACTTTCCGTAAAGCTCTAGAGAAAACCTTACAAGGGATACAGTGACACTCATCGATGACAACGAATCCGAAAGAATCGAACGCTGTCATCTCGTACTCTTTCATAGACACACTCTGCAACATAGCGATAACGATATCTTTGTCCTCAATGTCAAAGATTTGTGCTTGAATTCGCCCAACCTTTGCCTCCGGCATAAATCCTTCTTCAAACTTTTCTGTGTCAGGATTAACACCACCTTTAATACGACGATACCACTGATCCGCCAGAAAGTTTTTATGAACAATAACCAAAACCTTCTTTTTAAGCTCTGCCATCATCTTAATTGCCATCACTGTGTTATGTGTTACTGTACATGACTCCAGTAGATAGCGCCCGTTACCGTCCAACATAAAACCGCAATAGTTATCAACACCTATCAGCGTAATCTTAATAGGAGAGAAACGGTAATCTTTCCGTGGAGCATAGGTGACCGGTCGGTTCTTCTTAATCAAAATATGAACCCTATGCAGATCGTTTCCTTCCACATGAATCAGTACGTGGTTTTTGCCTGAGAGTCCATGAACTGTTGCCCTGTACCCTAGAGATCGCGCCACGAAAAGAACATCTCGTTCAAGCGTTTTAAGCACTTTAATCTCAAACCTGTTCATCTTGCTGTTATAACTACCAAGGCCGTCAACAAAACCACCAAGAAGTCGCCAGCGAACTACTGGACTTCCACACTTGAAAGGAATCGGAATGTTGCTGCGATCCATGATACCGTAATAGTTGAGTAGATTGCGTTTATATTGGACGTTGACCGTACCAATTTCACCACGTGCGAGCCACATGCCGATAATATAAGGGTCAGTACGATAGATATGTTTCTGTCTTTGGAATCTAACCAGAGGTGCACTGTAACCACCATAAGCAGAGTAACGCTGTTCTGAGACCTGATCTCCTAATAGATCTTCTACGCTGATCTCTAGGATATCGTTTTCGTTTCCTTCTCGACGCAAACAGAGGATATGTGCACCGTTCACGACATAGGAGACCTGATGCGCGGGCATCTCAACACGATACATTAGGTCTGTTCCCACACAGATGCTAAGAACTTTACGGGCTTCGTTACCGTCACCCATCAGAAGGTCACCAGTTTCGATCTGCTCAATCGGTTTAACGGTTCCGTTGGCCATTAAGAGGGGAGTGCCGATCGCCATACATTTGCCACGGCCTCCCGGAACGCTAAGGATACCTCCTCCGCGCTCTTTGCAAGCTTCTAACAATGTTGCGACCGGTTCCTGTTGATAGTTCCTAAGGGTTCCTGCGAACTTGAGACCAGGGCGATCCTGACCCTTGGGCATCTTGTTAACTTCTGGTTTTCCAAACATCTCGGTGGCTTTTGCTTTAGGAAGGTAGAACTTGTTCTTATTTTCGAGGAATACTGGGAAGGGCTCATTGGCAGAGCTTACCGGTACTCCTCGTGGTACAAAAGGTTTTGCCGTAAAACTTTTACGAATCTCCTCCTGTTTGGCTTTGGTAAGATCGTCCTTTCTAAGGATGTAGCCGCGTTTACCCAGATAACGTTTTACTTGAGATTTCATGATTATAAAGGTTAAGAAATATCCTTCAAAGTCCCGGGTTCGCTCAAAAATGTAGAATCAATTTTTTGAACGCGTAAAAAGATGAGCAGGTTGTAGTACAAACTTTTAGTGTTGTCTTATTTTTTTCTACCCCCTTACTATAATCGATGTCAGCAATGAAAGATACCGAGAGGTTCATTAAGCGTTCCCTTAAGTTTCTGGACAACGCCTTTATCCGCTGGGCTCTGATCATCTTCATCATCCTGTACACAGTTGTTGGTGTCCCCAACTTCCCTGCCAACGTATCTGCTATCTTCATGCATCCTGTTGTGCAGGCTGTATTCCTTCTTCTTATTGTCTACATCGGCGTCAAGGATCTTGGTCTTGCAATGACTCTTGCCCTTGCCTTTGTTGTCTCCCTTTTCATGGCTCGGCGTGGTGATCTTTTCCGCGGCCCCCGTATGGCTGCTGCCACCGCTACTGCTGGTGCTACTGAGGCTGTTGGCATGGCCGGTGACGTTCTTACTGCCGGTGAACAGGTTGCCAGCACCGTTCTCGGTAGCGCCGGTAAGGTCGGTGCTGATGTCGAAGCCACTGCTCGCCAGCTGACCGGTGAGATCATGGACCTTGGTGCTGAGCCTGAAGGTTACAACACCACCGTCACCTGCTTCCGTGCTTGTGATGACATTGTACCTCTGCAGGGGTCACAATGCCAAAATACTAATGTCTGGGATGCTAGTGCTGATGTTCAGGGTGTGAGCTGTCCCGAACAGGGATGGGCTGCTCTCCCCCCTGGTGCACCTCTTTAAACTTTTAGCAAAAAGATATCGTGTCAATGCTTTAATATTTAATAAACACCATTTGAATAAAAATTCTGTAAAAATTTGGTTTAAAAATTCTTACAGAAAATTTTCCGGGCCCAAGTTGGCTTCAATAATAAGTTTCTTTACAGGGACCTGAAGTCTTATTAGAGAGATCAATAGGGTTAGAATAAGAACTAATATGTGTAATAGATATCGTGTTAATGCTTAAAAGATGTTATTAAAGACCTGATATAAGAAAATGGTGAAAAATTTGGTTTAAAAATTCTTACAGAAAGTTTTCAGAGCCCAAGTTGACTTCAATGATAAGTTCCTCAACACCAGGTCCAAGTCTTATTAGAGAGATCAGTAGGGTTTTAAAGAGCACTGATACATCTAATAGATATCGTGTTAATGCTGTAACTTTTAATAAACAGCTTGCGAATAAAAATTCTGTAAAATTTTGGTTTAAAAATTTTTACAGAAAGTTTTCAGAGCCCAAGTTGGCTTCAATAATAAGTTCCTCAACACCAGGTCCAAGTCTTATTAGAGAGATCAGTAGGCTGTAAATAAACAAAGATACGTCTATAAGCTACTGTGTTATTGCTTTTGTAACAACACTTAGCTAAAGAACTTAGGTAAAGACCTTATTACATAAAGCAGATCCTAAGAAAAGTCGCTAAATACGCCCGGCTGTTTGTGTAGTTTGGAAAAGTTAGTGTATTATCCATTGTAATACACTCATTACAATACATATATTTAACGAAACCATGAAGAGCGAAGCGGACTCCGTCCGCTGAGCGACCCGCGGCACGCGGCCTTACACTTAGATAGGTACACCAATAACAGCAGGTCTTGTTAGACTAGCTGCCATGGAAGGAGTACCTGTACCTGTAACATTGTCGCTAGGTAGTGCTACTCCGTATGCCGGTGCAGGAATTGCATCTTCAGGACATTTATCAAAGTGCTTCTTAAACCAGTTTGGTCCTTCTCTCTCCTGAGGGGTACGACCAAAGACCCAGGCAATACCCATCAGAATAAAGGTGAGAAGGATGTACCAACCAAGATAAGAGAAGTACTTACCCGTATAGTCTGTTGGTGAGCTTCTAGACTCAACAACCCATGCCATTCCAAATGTCGCAGCTACACCTATCATTACTAAAGCAAGTATCTTTGCAGGACCAAGCCTTACAAACGCTTCAATCACATGGGAAAGAGCATCACCACCTCCAAGGTACCAGATGACAAGTGTTGTTACCAGTAGAATACAAAAATAGGAAATAGCCGCAACTACACCCCAGTAACCCCATTGTTCATCACTAGGTTCCACAGGAGAGTTGTCGAAATTCTCTACAACTTTATTAACAAAGTTTTGTTCTTCATCCTCTCCTTGACTACAGGTGTTAAGATCTACAGGCTTCTCCTCTACTGTAGGTGGAACAGTTGCATAGATAATTACTTTAGCACCAGGACCACTGGGTGTTTTTGACATGGCCGCTTTGTACTGACTTGCTGGAACAACATATTTCTTAAAGTTGCGAAGAAAACTGGCGGGAATCGGAATAGGATTCTCCATGAGAATATGTTTAACACGGTGGGAGCGCTGATATGAAAAGAAGGTACGCTCTTTGGGTTTAAGGAGTATAAGTTGAGGATTAAAGGTGTGAAGTTCAGTACTCTTAAGGTGTTGTGGGAAATATTTGTCTGCAATGTTTTCAAGATATGTATAACCCGGTTCAAACCTGGCGTTGGTGTTCTCATTATCTGGTACATCACCAAAAACGCTAATGACAACGATCTCTTTGCTGTCTTCACTCGTGTAAACTAGTTCAAACTCCAGCTCATGTCTCTTACCCATAACAGTATGCCGTGCTGGTCCATTAATTAGAACCTCTTTCAACTTGTACTGATCGTACTCAGGACAGTAATCCTCATTATTGAAGCTAATGCTGCTCTTTCCTGCAAGAGAAAGAGACAACATATCGTTCACATTCTTTAACTGTGATGTACACTCAGTCTGGTTATCGAACCGGAAGAGACATTCATCATCACAGATATAGATCTTCCCTGTAATATCAATAGGGTCCTTAGAATGCAGCAGCTCCTGTAGGCTAGCCATCTATACTATTCTTGCGCTTTTTTTATTCAAACTTTATTGCGGCATTCAACGAGTGCTAGCCACTGTTCAGTTAAAGTTGTGCATGGGAGCAATGCTTCGTAAGCTTCTAACATATCCAGTTTGTAGAACTCTAGTTCATCCTTTACACCCTCTTTAAATGTTTTTCCTAATAGAGGCCAATCTGGTCTTCTCTCACCCCTGTACCCCATTAACTGTCTTTCAGCCTTCTCAAGCATGTTGCCGATAATATTCGTTTTCTTGATCGCATCTTTTAAATATTCTTCATACTGTTCATGATTAAATTCTGGACATTCTCTTCCGAATCTAACGAGTTTTTCGAGTCTTTTCTGGGGGTTCCTGAAACCTAAGTACCATATCTGTTTAATGATACCGGGTTTAAACTTAGCGGGTAGCTGATTACAACGTTCAATCAATGTTGTCATCAATACGTATACATATTCTGACTTTTTATGTAACTGTTCTCTTTTCTTATTAATCACTTCAATTAATTTTGGAAGTTCTTTTTCCATTCGGTCTAGGAAAGGTACAATCTGTGATTCAATCTCGTTGAATCTATCGCGTGTGATGTCGTGGTTCAACTCCTTGACTACGTCACCCATATCTTTCTCGAATTGCTTTATAAATATAAAATTCATATTGGCTATATAGTTTCAAAAAATACTTTAAAAATTACGTTTCACTTTTTTTAACCACCTTGGGGGGTGAATACCTCTTCAATTATATGTGAAAGATTTTCTAAATTATCCGGGTCATGTAAACTACGTTGCTGAGCCCATGATAAACGGTTTGTAAACCTTCTAGCAACCTTCTCAACAAATTCGTTATTTTGGCTATTCACAGTATTCAAAAATGTAGTATCATAGTCATAAAATGATGCCCATAAACCTGTTAATCCATCCCATAACTCTGTTGTGTCATATAGTGCATTATCCAATAATGCTGATATATCACCTGGAATCTGGATAATTGGTTTTATTACATCATTAATTTCAATATTATATTCGTCTTTAATGCGAGTGTCTAATTGTACAACTGTATTCACAGCATTTTGTAGCGCGATAATAGTCGAAGCATGAGTAATACTTTCTGGCAATGCATCAATCTGTTCATGTACAGCTCTTCGATATTCATAAAGTTTACCATGAAGATTAAAGGCTTGAATAGAGTTAACTACAGTTTCTAATAATGTTACTATTTGAGAGAGATTATCTTTTGTTGCTATAACTCCATTCTCAATCTCACTTACTCTCACATTAAATGCTTCTAAACCTTGGGTCTCTGCTACAACCTGTTCGTGCCAATCATTAATTTCAGTCTCAATCTTCCTAAAGTTCTCTACACTTTCATTAAACTCTTCTCTTCTTACAGGAAGTGGTGGAGGTTGTCCATATGGAGCGAGTTCGGTACCTGATTTGCGGATATAGGTTATTGCATTCTCAAATACATTTTGTGTACGTATTTTTAATATATCTACATCGTTATTCACATCTCTTTGTTCTAAAATACTATTAACCTGTTGTTCTAACTTTTTTTTAGCTTGATCTTTTATCTCTATTAAGTCAAATTCTTTAAATACATACTTCAAGGCGCTTTCCTGTAGTTGTCTAATCATTGGATTAATAGTTTCCTGCATCTGATTAATAGTTTCCTGCATCGTAGTATTAACCGGTGTAGTAACACTTCCTAAAACTATATCAGCATTCTCAAGAAGACTAATCATTGTTTCAGCATTAGCTATCTGACCGTTAATAGCTTCAATAAAAGTATTGGTTTGTTCTAACTTTTCATTTAACTCATCAACAATTCCATCATCTATGAACAAATCTTTAGCGTCAACCGTGGTCCTTATTGTTCTACTTGTCATATTTAATACATTGTCGCTCAGATTGGTATCATAATAGTTTGTGACCCTTTCATTCAAATCTGTATCTAGATCATCAATGATAATTGTGGCTTCATCTAAAAGAGCTTGAACAATCTCTATTTTTATGTTTTCACTCGGACCTATTACCAAAGTTTCTAAAGATGTGTTAAGTGGTTGCAAATATTGGTCAATACCATCAGTTAAAGTTTCAAGAGTGGGTGCGCGATAATCAGCATTAATACGCTCGCCAATAATACTACCAATAGTATCTATGCCGTTAGGTCCTAAAATGATAGGATAATACCTAACTGTATCCACTACAGTTGAACTATTCTTTATACGATAAAAGTTAGTAACTGCATCTCTTAACTCTCTATCGTATACATTAATCATGCGAGTAACATTTCTGGTAGTTTGTGTTATCCCTGTAACCATCCGAGCACGTTGATCAGCTCCTATTCCAGTCTGTTCTCTGATCTCTCTGAGCAATGTAATAAGATTATCTCTTTGTCTCTTGATATTCTTCCTGTCTTCAACGAGTTGAGTAAACTTTTCCTCAAGATTACTGGCTTCAATACCATATTTCCCATTAATTAAACGAACTGCATTATATAATCTTGTTTCAATATCATTAAGCTCGTTAACTTGAGCAGCCGTTTCAATGTCTTTTTCTTGTATATTTGAAGGATTTATATCGTTAATAATAGCATTCTTGTATCGTAAATCAACATACTGGATGTTACGTATATCTGTAATTAACTGAGATACAGAATTCTTCTTCTTCTCAATCTCATCAACAAGCCCAACAATCTGTCTTCTTTGATCACTATTTAATTCTTTTTCTACCTGTTTCATAATCTCACTCTTAAACTGGTTAAACTGTTCTGTTGTTGTTTGCAATTCAGTTATAGTAACACCTTTATTTAGTGTTTTAATTAAATTATTAAGAACTTTCTCTACATTCTTACGATAACGCTCTAATGATGTTTTCTTACCAAAACCGCCAACTTGTACCTGTTGTCCAACTGTTCTATTCAAAAATGTTGTTAAAAAGTTATCTATTTTAGATATTAAAGCATCAACCTGACGCTTCGGTGCTGGAAGAGAACCCGACCACGTAGGAGGTGTGGCCGTCACTGGGGGTGCTCCTGGAGCGGGGCCAGTTGCTACGCCAAGAGCTGTGCCGGTTGTGCTAGGAACAGCTAGACCTGTGGTGCTGGTTGTACTAGGGACGGCTAGACCTGTAGTGGTAGGTGCAGGAGGTATGGTGGGGGAGATAACGGGTGGACCGAGGACCTTCTGTACTCCGGTAGTGAGTCGGGTAGGTCCACGTCCCGTTTTGCCGAGGTGCATGATGGTTGCCCAGGCGACCAGGATGCTGATCGGGTAGACAACGATATACGTGTAGAACTTACGGAAGACTGTCCAGAACTTGTCCAGGTCGTAGTTGTTCCAAGCCAATAGAATGAAGCCGAGTAGATAGATCACCGCCAAAAGACCGAAAACTGTGCGATACATAGTACGACGATCCTCGAAGGTTTTACTTTCAGCAAGGTTTTTGTTGCTCGTATAGGTAGCATCCGTAGCGGAAGCACCGTGGACCATGAAGCTTTCAAGGTCGTCTGCGTAGAACCAGCAGTACTTCATAATCAACTTGTAAGCACCGTAGAGGGTGCCGCTGCCAACAATTACTGCAAATGTCATTGCCACTAAGAACTTGACAAAGGTTTCCCAAAAGCTTTTAAGACTCGGTTCTGGAACTGCAAATGTTTGGGCTTGAGGTCCGGGACATGTCGCAGGTGCTGTAGACTCTCCGGGCTTGGCCTTAGGAACATCGCCGGTAATGGGCTGCTGCTCACATGCGGGGAGTTCCTGTCCTGGTTCACGATAGATACGTCGGGCGTTCTCCCCATGAAAGTAGATCAGGATACCCTTGGGATTGTTTTTAATCGGCTTTTTCTGTAGTTTGGTGAACTGTCTTAAGGAAATACCGAGGCCCGCAATTAGGGAGTTAATGAATTCTGCTGGAACCTGAAGTGCCGTTTGAAAAACAAGATGCTGCTCGTTGCTGTTCTTCGGGTTGCTGTAAAGGTAGTAGTTGTTGTTCTCCGGCAAAAGATCTGTCAGATCGATAGAGGAGATTTTACCATGCTCGCTGGTGTTGCGCTGCGGACGGATGTAACCTGATAGCTTCTGAAAAATTTTATACTCAGGCTTCTTTTGATCGGCCGTAGTTTTTGATTCATCTAACATCACGCTGATGAAAAGCTTTTTATTCTGGGGACCAGTCGCTACCATCACCATCTGTCCCTTACTTCTCGGTGCTGTTCCACGAATGACTTTCGCAGGTGCGATAAACATAATATGGTTTAACCTATAGGTTGTGCCCTTACCGTCGGTAATAGTCCCACCGTTTTCTACAGGAAAGGAGAATACCTTCTCATCTTGAAAGTTCCGTACTACAGGTTCCCCGCTCACTTTTGCAAGCTGGAACTTGTAATCGCAGGTTACATTACAGATTAGAATATTACCACGGAACGCCACTTCGGGCGAACTCTTAAACATCTGGTAATCCGCAGTCCACTGTGCCATATAGCTCAATATATTGAGCTTTCAGAAAAAAGTTTGACCAAAAAACTTACGTTGATTGAACAATTTAGAGCGAGGTTCTCTTTTTTTTTTCTAAAAACTCACTATATGTTGAAGCTGATTCTGACGATAGGAGCGGCGCTACTGGTTGCGTATCTAATCGGTTTAACCATTGTTAATGTGGTGGACCAGCGGCTTAGTAACATCAAGATCAATATGCCAAAGCAGAACGTTACAGTAGAAGGCTTTGAAGACTGGCTCAAGGAGAACTACACAGAGTGGAGCGCCAAGGGTAGAGCGCCCGGCGAAGGAGATATCGAGTACAGGATCCGAGGTTACGACAAAGGCAAGAAGTACACACCCCTAGAACGTCAGCTTTATGCCAAGGACCTCTGGAATGCCGGACGCCCGGTCGCCTGCTTTAAGAACCATGCCCACAGTTCGCGTATGGATCACGGTTGCAACTACGGACCCTGCAACTTTGCTGATCCCCGTAAGATGGCCGATATCGACAAAATGTTTTTCATGCGCAACTACCGCCCGATTAACATGACTCTTCAGGACTACGTCAACTGGCTATGGCTATATGCTGGTGGTCACGAGGACAAGCTCCCCTACGAGCACCTGAAGAACCTGATCAAGTTACAGAAGGGTGAGAAGCTGATCTACCAGGTGGGTGTCCTACCCCCTCCGGCCGACTGTATGCCGAACATCAACGCCGAGGATACATTCAACTGTATGTACGGCGATCTAGAGACCAAGGGCCCTCTGGCCAGCTGTGAGCAGTTCATTCAGGCCTACAATGTAGACGACTACTGAAAATGATTTTGATTTATAGATTTATCTCTTTTAATAGTACTAAAAGAGATGGATAATCCTCAGGATATTCGTACCGCTATTGATCATTGTAGATTTCAAGCAGGTCAGCTTCAGAAAGTGATTGTGCAAAAGATTCAGCAAGGAGAACTGGCAAACACGCAATTCGCCCAACGCAAGGCTCTTATGACTCAGATCAAGCAGCTGGAACAAGATCTAGCAGCCGCTGAAAACTGATTCCAAAATACGTTATAAAGTAATAGGGCACAATCATGTGTCAACCAGATATCGATTTTGAGTGGTTCGAGATGGAGCCTCCGGGGTCTTGGAGTAAGGATCTGATCAAAAGATCCAAAGATGTCTTGACAACATACCAGAAGTCAACGTTCGATAACTATCGACGGATGGTACGTGAAATAACTAAGGTAGTTGGAGAGCTCGCCCTATGTGAAGATGAAACGATAGAGAGAAATATCCTCCACCGTTTTGAGTATATGGTTCGCAGCTATAACTTTTACAAGCGTGGCTACGATGACTTCAAGCACCTACTTGTTCCCGAAGATATGTATTATAACTTTAGTTTTCGTTGTTGTAACCGCAGTTGAAAAGGATCGTGTCTCTGCCGCATCGGAACTCCTGCATCTTGAGAAAGAGGACACGGTCTTTCTGGCTCCACTCGGGGTGACGATGTCCATCAGTGGTCTTATCTTCACAGTCCTGCTTAAACACCTCGTCGCTCACGTACCGATCGATGTAGTTCTGATGCAGCACCCGCGTGCGTTCTTTGATGATCTTGCAGACATGTTCGTAGGCTCTGAGCTTGCTCTCAAGCCACTGGCGGTTCTCTGGTTTGAATTCGTTGGAAAAGTGCTGATGCACCGGGGTTGTTTTCAAAACAACAGTCTCAAGCCAAGGGCGGTACTCTGGCTTCGGCATGGACTTCAGATAGCCTGGCAGAGCCTTACGGAATCGATGAGCCTTCTTGACCCCACCATTTCGTCGCCGATGACTTCGTTGCCGAGGTTTTCCGCGCTTGATAGGCAACAGAAGACCAAACTTACGGACAGCCTCGGGGTCTTCAAGACTGTAGGTCTTCGAACTGTTCTCAGGATCCATGACAGAGCTCTTGGGAACTGCATAAAGCACACCCGGTTCATTCTTCTTGTTGGTTTTGGTGAAAAATCCACGAAGATGGAACTGGCGAACCATCGACTCGATCTTGGGGACATTGGGGTTGGTTTTGCGAAGGCCTTCCACATCAACTCGGATCACAGAGCCAAATCCGAAATGATCGGGAAACGGTGTTTCGTGCGCCTGAAGAATCTCTGTGAAGGGGGTCATGAGAACTTCCTCTGGATATCGAGCCCAGTAGAAACATTGGAGGCGATAACAAGGTGTAGACATTTTCAAAGGGGAGGAGATACTTTATGATATGCAGGTGTAGTTGGTCATCAAATTTTTGGCCACCACATCATGAAGAGTAGCGATCAACGCTCATCTTCAAGGGTGGGAGGGGTTCAGGGGACCACTCATAGGCGAGGTTTGGAATCTCATAGGGACGCCTGAGTAGGTTTGTATCCAGAATGTGCCTTTCATCAACGTTGATCCAGTTAAGCGTGTCAACACTCGGACACTGAACAGGATGGGACTTTCCGAAGAAGAGAAGCGGGGTGTCTCTGGAAACCCGAGGAACGGTGAAGCGAATGAACAGCGGCTCCTGAGGAACCTTCACCTGCTTACCGTTCCGCAGAACACGAGTTTCGTCACTGGTAGAAGGCTGTGTCGTACGGCGCTTCTTCTCTTTTCGCTGGTTTTTCTGGAAGGCACGCCACTTAATCTTGCTAAGAGAAGCCCTTGTCTCTGCTGACAAATTGCCGTTACTACCCTCCAGAGGGACAAAGTTGTGTGTGAGATACACAAGTCCAGTTTTAGGGTTAAAATGGGTAGTGAAACCGTAGCCGTTTAATGACCTCTGGAAGTTTCGAGACGTTTTTGCCTTGGAAACACTGGGGTATTGACGCTGGAAAGGAACCAGTTCGATGACAATACAATCGCCCTCATGGTAGATATAAGGGTGATGAGCACGGTCAAAACAGGCCAGAAGGTGCATCAAAAGGTTCATCTTCTTTTTATCTCGTCGCTTAAACATAGTTTTGTGGAGAAGTAACTTTATAATTTTCAAACTGCATGTGGCGTCATTTTTCTGACTTCATTGCAAAACGCTTCTACCTTCCCCTATCACCCTTCTCCAGAACCTCCGAGATCGATGGCTTTCCTGTGGGCGTTTCTTTGGGTCCATTAGAGTCACAATCTCGTCACCCAGGTGCTCTTTTGTACATTTACGGCAGAGTTGACAGTTATGGCGACATTCACATGAAAACTTAGTCCCACAGTGCTTACACAAACTTCCTTGATAAACGGTTTTACATCCCGTACATAAAAGTTTTCGTAAAGTCCGATTAATCTCATGACATGTTTCAATCCCTGCAGTTTTAGAGCATTCTCTGCAGAAGTGCTTCTCACCACATCGATTACATGTACAAGGCAGGGATGTACCTAGAACGTCCCAAACAGTGTTGCCGACATCCCGAACGGGGGCACAAAAGATCTGTTTAGTGCAACCTGTGCAAGGCCTAATGTTCCAGTTTGGTTGACATGTTTGGCAAAGCATCAGATTACGGGGTCCGCATGTAGGTACAGTGTCGTTTATCATGCAGAGATGACAAATTACCTTATCACAGTCTTTACATTTTCGATAAGGACGGGTGTTTGCACGACAGTATCGCGATTTACATACAAACACCCCGCAATCAGTACACATGCTGTCTTGAATGCAGTCAATGCAGAGTCTATCTCCGCAACACTGGGTAAATTGTACATAGTCTTTACAGTCGGCATTATCACAAAAGTTATGGTGGCATCGATCACATCTACTTTCAACACAGTCAGTATGACCACACATATAACCCTTGCAGCTTGTGCAAACCTCAGGCTTTGTAGCATGACCACAGCGCCGAAGGAGGTAGGTGTAAAGCTTCCGGAAACCACCGTTCATGATCTCCATGACTCTAACCTTGTTCTCAGGTCTTAGTGTACCAAGTAGCGGTTTGAGACTCTTGAACTCCCAAGTACCCTCCAAAGGATCAATTGAATAAGCTTCTGAAACCATTTTAAGAATCCTGGTTTCAGAAAATACATAGAAAATAGGGTGTGCCTGATAGCAGCAAGAGAAGGCCTCAGGGTCCAGGTAGAGTAATATACCCTCTACTAACTCTGGAGGTAAGTCCATCTTTAGAGTTATTTACTTTAAAAGATATTTATAATTCATTTTTTGGTCTCCTATTAGATGTACGGGTATCACGGAAGCTAAGATATTAGATGTACGGGTAGTACTGGAGGCCGTTGTCGTAGATAGTGACGCGGAACTCTTCACTGCATCCAAGCATGGGTAACCAAACAGGGTCGTTATCCCCTAATCTTTGGTTATGGTTCTTGGTTCGCACGGGAATCTTATTGGACATTCCACCGGCTTTTTGCACAATGGTATAATAATCCCACTGATCACCGTTAAAATAGCGCTTAGCACCGTAGAGGGGGTAGATATCGTTAGAGTTACCGAAAACCTTGTAGATAACGCCGACCTGATGGGGCTTCTGTAGTGGGTTGTTAGGGTTCCAGCGTGTAGCAATATTAACGGGGGCGATATTGACGCTAGAGATGTCCTTAGGTGAGGGCACATTGGGGATAACGAGCTGAGATCCACCGAGGCATCCACCGCGACGCCCACCACATCCAACAACCTGAGGAGGCAAGATCAGGTTAGGGTAGTTATATTGGGGGCCCTGGCCTGGGGCATGAGGGTTATAGGGGTTAAACACGAGATCGTCCTGGGTGACGGTACTATTAGCCCTAAAATCGGGGATACGTTGGAGGTAAGGTCCATTAGTACCGACGTCAATCGGCCTCATATGAAGGTAGTTTAGGAACCCCTCCTTCATACCGTTAGGAAATAGAGCGAAAAGGACGAGAACGCCAATTAAAATCAACAGTGCACGCTGCATATATACTATAAGTAGAATTATTATCGATCGCTGCTTTTGTCTCCCTCACTCGGAAGATCTCCTGATGTGCTGAGAACCACCCTTTTCATCAAACGTCGGGATGTAGGTGAGGGTAGTTCCCCTGAAGAGGAGAACTGTCGAACGCGAGAAAGCCTTCTATTAGGCGATGGTGAAACATCTCCTGTAGACCCGTACAGTCCTGAACCGGCAAGCCGATTTGAAGTTGGAGTTGAAGGAGGACTCAAAGAGAGCTCGTTCCATGTGCGCTCCAAAGAAGCAACCCCCACAGACCGCGATCGGGGGGTGGTGATGGGGCTTGGGGGTTGCAACTCAACAATCTGGGGGACAACTCTTGTTTTTGAGTTTTTGCAACCCATACAGGGTTATAATTCAGTAAAACACCGCAGATCTTGTTTGTCATCAGTTTTCTGACGAGTCGTCTAGGTCGTAAATCCTGATAAGATCAGGAGCGCTGCTAATTCTCTGAACAGGTCGTGGGTAGTCAAAAGTCATCGACGCAGCGTTCTGCTTACTTTGCCACTCTTGGTAGTCCGCAATTAACTGCATGGACTTGCACTTCTCCTTGCGCTCACGCTCATGTTCAAGCTCACGCTCACGTTCAAGCTCACGTTCAAGCTCACGTTCAAGGTCAAATTCACGCTTACGTCGCTCTGTCTCTAGGACCTTGATATCATAGGTTTGAGGGGTAGTAGAAGCACCACAGCCCATTTACATAGGGTGATAGTTATAACTGCTTTGCAACGGACGTTTGGCATCAAATTTAATGTCACAATACGAGCATCTCAATATCTTGTTGAGGATTTTGAGATACAAGGTGGCATGTGAGACGCAAAAAGACCACATTTCCGTGGCGGTCTCGCGGCATGTTCCTGGCGCGCTCTTGACATGCCTCACAATAGGCCTTCCAGGCATTGGAGATGGCAGAAAAAAAACCCATCTTTCAGTGTAAAAGAGAGTATCTATTAACTGCATTAGAAGTATGAGGTCGTCAAATTTTTAAAGACGGCAACAGAGCTGGCAGGTATCAGAGTCCTGGTCAGCATTGGTAACAGCTACGGTCGTTCCGGACTTGTAACCAGTTCCGGGGTTGAGAATCTCTACAACCTCGATGCTGCCTGCATCGTTAATAAAGGCACGAGCTGTGGCACCCTGACCAGCGCCCTTAATCAAAACTGCAGGATTGGACTTATAACCACGCCCTCCGTTAATCGGTACAATACGACGAACCTTTCCAGATTCTTCGTGAACATCTACCTGTAGAACAGCGGGAATATCTACGGTAGAACCGTTACACTGCAACTTGGCACCGCTACCAGTAATACCAATAGAAGCTCCAACCAGGTTGTATCCTTCTGGGCAGCTATCTCCGCTAACGAACTTGCACTCAGCGGCACTCTTACCACCAGGTAATGTCTTGGGTGCACCGCGGAGAATCTTCAGATCCTTAGCCAGATCGCGGAAACCTGTGTAGTCAAGCTGACCGATAGGGACGTTACCATAGGGGTTGCCATCAGGAGGGGGAGGGAACTTGAGAGGACCCTTTGGTTCAATCTTAGTCCCGGTACACTTCATAACTGTAGGGTCACATACATCAGGGCGAGATATGTTGACTGCATCAGGTACCACTGAAGGCTCCTTGGGCTTCAAGACTGGAGCTGCCTCATTGGGTTCACCCTTTACCATAATACCGGCCTTCTCACCAACCTTGGTAAGCTCCGGACTAAAGAAGGTTGTTTCGAACTTATCAACAACTTTACGGGTTAGACCTTGAAAATCGATAAACTCCTCTTCCTGTCGGCGCTGTACAAAAAAGACGGCCAGAAGAATTATTACAGCTACTGTGACAATAGTATATCCACAAAAGTCGGCAAAGCCAAACATCTACTATATGTTTAAGTAAGAAAAACTGTTTAAGTTAGGAAAATAGCCTTAAAGATAGCTTCTTCGTTCTCTATCTGATTAACTACTATACCGTGAACCTTATATCCTTGGGTAACCAAGTATTGCACAGCCTCTAGATGACCGTATGTCGCTGCTACATCTAGCGGGTTAAGCTCTAGTGCGTGAAAAAAAGGACGCTGCTTTTCATGGATATACTTTAGTATCTCTACATCGCCGTGCTTGGCAACTTCGATAACACCGCTTTTACTGCAGAAGAGACCGAAAGCCATTAGCTGCTTACATACCTTAAGAGAACCACCCCTCAGTGCAAAGTCAAACGTTGTAAACATTTTAGTTGGAATACCGATAAAATGTAGATAGCGCACAGTTTCAAGGTGATCGTAGCGTGCAGCCTGCTGCAAACTAAACTCACTTCCAAGGGCACCTTCTGTATATAGTAACTTCACAGCACCAAGATGACCACCTCTTGCAGCTAAGTTAAGAGCTAACCCTTTATTACTTGCTCCATGTTGAAGTAAAAGTTTAATGGTTGGGATATCACCCAAACGTCCTGCATCAATAGCACTCTTAGCTCTTAAACCCTGTGAATAGAGGTAGGGGACAATGTTGTATCGTTCTCGTTTTATAGCAACATCCACACAATCATCATTATACTGTACTCCCATCTCTCTTAACCTCTCAAGCTCTTCAACTTCACAGTAAGTAACAGCGTGAAAGGGGGTGTAGATATCAAACTGGAGGCTCCATCGTTTTAAAAGATGATCGATAAGATCCAGATGACCGTGTTGTACTGCATAGTTAACATTTTTAGAATAAGCTTTAGAACCATTTTCTAAGAGGTAGTCAACGATATCTTTTCGATTAAATAGAATAGCATAACGTAAAGTTGTCTCATCTTTGAGTAAAGACTTCTGATCAAGCTGCTCTACCTTGTACTTGAGTCCTTCTAAGAGATTATAACGCATAATAGTGCCGATAGGTGTATTCGCATATCTTAACCATTGCATTCTAGGTCTTGATACGACATGAAATAAACGCGCAGCTCGATAACATGAGACTGTGTCACGAAAGCCTAGGTTTAGAAGGATCATGTCTACCATCTCCGGTGGCAAGTCGTAAATAGAAACCATAGGATGTCTATAGTTTTTATTAATAGAAAGCTTCGTTTCTTAAGAGAGTTTTAGCTGCTCGAACATGTCCATCACCTTCTTGCCTTCACGAAGAGTAGGCGCAAGAGACTCGACAACGTCCTGAAGCTGTTTAACACTGTTGATCAGTTCGAAAGTCTCCTTCTGTGCGCGAGCGAGATCGCGCGTTTCCATCTTATCAGAGTACTTCTTCATAACAGAATCTCCAACACGAGGAGGGGATTCATCTTCAGCGGAAGAGCGGTTGAGAGCATTCATGAACGCAGCGTCGGTATCGCTAGCAGGTTCGCCCCCGAGCTCTTCATCCTTTGGCTTAAGACGGGTTTCAACATCTTCAAGGGCTTCAGGAAGTTTCTGAGCATTGTCAAACTGCTCAATCTTCTGAACAAGACTGGTGTCGCTTAAGATGTAGAAGAGGAAGAGGACAACAACCGCCATGTAAAGTCCGTAAAGGGGATTACCTGTGATCCAGAAGGTAACAATAGCGGCCATCGCCATGCTGCTAGCAGTACGGAAGTCGCCACGAATATCAGCAGCCGTTACAAGTAGCAAAAGAATAACTAGAAGTACAGTGTACTCACGTGTCTTTCTGTTCAGCTTGAACATATCTATATATAGAAGGGTATTAGAAAAATTAAACGAAGCGCTTAATAAGAAGCAGTGCAGTACCGAGTAGGGCTGCCTTTAGCAGTACACCGCTCATGGTAATCTCACAACTGTCGTTAAAGAGACGGGGAATATACTTCATCAACTGCTCATCAACGAAATCAAGACTGAGAACGAAGTATAGAATAGCTGCGAGAAGAGGTACCTTCCCTTCACGAGTCAGATACGTCTGCCAGTCTTCAGTAACTCCAACGTGAACTTGACGGGGAGGAAGCTGCTGTTGCATCGGCGCCTGCTCGTAGTGGAAGCTGTCAGCCATCCCTGCAGGCTGTATTCCCTGTGGGCGCGGGGGCTGCATCTGTGGCTGCTGAGGCTGGTTATACTCATCAATAATATCCTGTACAAGATCGTTTTCGTTAAGAGCACCGGGCTGCATCTCGGGAAGCTGCTCAATCGGCGTTGATCGACTCATATATACCATTTCCTTAATCTTCCATTTTCCAGTACAAACGCAAAGAAAAGCACAGCTTTGCAGCTAACTTCGTTACTACCGGACGCGGCGCAGCGAAAGTGCGTAAGCACTTGAGCATAGCTACTTGGCTGAACATGCAATAAAACCGGTGTCTAAAGGACAAATCGTAACCTCTGGAACGAATCTCCAACACTGACCATCTGGCGTTTGAAAAACGGAGTTAACTATGTCTCTACTATTAGGTCCGTGATAGTCCTCGGGAAACAAATTCTTCCCAAGAAAATATCCTAACAGTACAGCTACTAAATAGATAAGGTAGCGCATATATTTTTCTTACACCAGAAAAGCTAGGCACCATCAACGACGTCACCGATGATCTACAATATCACCTTCACAGGCAACAGTCTCAGTCCTAAACGTATAGCACTCGTTATTATGTTGGTATGTGTTACCTGTCATCTCTTGAACAACAGGTGCCTTATAAACTAAACAGTCACGGCCTTCGCAGGTGAACTTAAAGATAGCTGCCAAAGCTAAACCCCAAAGTACGGACAACAGAATTTTACCACTCTTACTCTTAAACACCTTAGCGATGTCAAGCATATACAAGCTTTTTAGAAAAAAGCTTTACCAAAAACAGGGAGAATAGACACGTTTCTTAAAAAGCTTATTGTAGAGGGATCTGTTTGAGTTGTGTTGTGTCAGTAGGACATGAAACCTTTTCAGCGCGGTACTTGTAGCAGACTTCGTTAGTGTCACGGTATACAACCTTTCCTGCATTTTCAGGAGTGGGGTATTTGATAATTATTTCAGGTGTTCTTGTAGTAAGATAAACGTACAGAAGACCGACACCAAGAGACAGTAGAAACCAGAATGGCTCAATCCACATTATATTAATGGTTCATAAAAAGCTACTCAAGTTTAATAACTACTAGGTCTTCTGCTCCACCCTTCTTGGTTCTAATCTTACTCTTCGGGATCTTAATCTTCTTCCCCTTCTTGGTGTCAAGAGTTCCACCTATAATCTTGGGGGGTTCAATCATGACCGCTTTATTAAAATGGGCAAGTTTATCGTTAAACTTCTCCAGTTCATCTCCTTTCTCCTTGACATCCTTTTTGAGCTTCTCGTACTCCACAACATAGTTAAGCCACTCAAGCCAGGGACCCAGTACAGCCTCTGACAGCTTGTACTGGGTCGCAACCCCTTTGAGACGGCTTCCGGACAGAGGATACCCTTCATTCTTAACTACGGTGTATAGATCTTTCACAGTATGGTTTATTACACCTTCCCGATCTAGTTTAGGATAAAGCTCTTGTCGCTTATAGTAAAGATCAAGTAGGTCGTTGTACTTTTCGTAAAGCTCTTTCTTAATCTTTTGTGCATCCTCTTCTTGTTTGGCAACCAGTCCATCCACATCTTTCAACATCTTCTCTGCAGTGTTAAACTCCTTCTTTCCCATGTCAAAGAATTCCCGATTATCCTGCTGGGCTGCAAAAAGCATGGAGTAGATAGCGCTAACCCTCTCCAACCTTGATCCAGATTCCTCCACAAAGATATCAACAATCTTAGGGATTACAATCTCAACCTTCCAGTTGCACTTCTTACAGCTCATCTTTAGGGTGTTTTCAGTAGAGCTACGCTCGGTAATCTCCTCTTTGGTACAGCTAGGGCACTTGGCATTAGGGTTATAAAAGATGTTCAAGGCTTTCTTATACTCCTCTAGGGATTCAGGCTTCTCGTACTCCTTCAAGAAAGGATTAGCCATATATATAAACTTTTAATAAAAGTTTGACCAAAAATTACAAGAAAACAATTATAATTTATTGACCTGTACTACCAAAACCCCCTTCTCCACGGGTAGTTTCGCTTAGCTCGTCTACGATCTCAAACGTAATAGGTTCGAGGGTAGGACTAGCGATTTGGAAGAGACGTGTCTTGGTGTCCACATTGTAAACATTAGTAGTACTAGTAAAGTTGTCTACAAACGCCATCAAAGGACCTCGGTAGCCAGCATCGATCAAACCGATGCTGTTGGCCATTCTGAGGGGTGTCTTAACGATACTGCTGCGTGGAAGCATCCAGAAAGAGGTCGGATTACCGTCATCGTCTAATGCCTCCACTGCGATACCGAAAGTTAGTTTCCCAGTCCCCATCGGCTGAATTGACACCTCTTCCAGTGTGAAAAGGTCGAGACCTGAATCGCCAACATGGAACTCGGTGTGGTTCTCGTACCACTCGCGGGCACGCTCGTCAAGAATCTTAATCAGCATATGCATCTTTCCTATAATTACTATACACCACTATAAAGAACCTTTTTGTTTCACTTTTTAAACGGTAATGTGAAATTGATGACTCAATGTTCAGACAAAGTAATAAGGTATCTACATACAATGGATCCCCAGGATCCTGAGTATTGGCATTTACGCGGCCTTACACACCCAGATGAAGACGATGTGGATACTGACGACGACGCTGAAACTGAAAACGACACTGAGACTATCCCTCTCATAGTTGAGGCGCGGAACTACCATTTCTACCTCTTCCTGATTGGGATGGCTTGCACAGAATCTACGGAAGATGGGATTCAGCGGGCTATCGGTCAGCGGTTCCCTGGCTATCTTACATGGCTTTGTGAACAGTTTTCAGATTCGACGTTTACCATCTACTGGATCGACAACGCCGATGATGTCAGGGAAATTCTGGTTCCACATGAGTTTGGTCCTAACGTCGAATTTGTCAGGATTAAGGACAACTTCCAGGCTCCAAGAGTGATTAACATGTTGGTTGACATCTTGAGAGACGATGATAGCGCTGTTTACGTCGATCACTTCTTCTCACAGCTGTCATGTTTCCATCGTGATCTTCTCCTTCTGAGTTATGTTCTACTTGTTGATCCGACTTTGTTCCCTGCGTGGAAAGAGAAGGTGGTGTCGATCCCGTATTGTGATGGAAGTATCGGGCGTGGACTCTGTGGAGTTGACAAGGGGAAAAATCCTCTGGTTAACGGTTATGTCGCATTTCTGTTCGACCCCAAGTTTACCTGGGAGGCCGACCAGTACGATATGATTCACGAGTTCCTCGCCGATCCAGAGGAACGCAAACTGGTCCTCAGGCACAACCTGATAGCTCTGGATCTGTTCGCTTACCAACAGGGGTACAATCAACCCCGTTTCCCAGAACGACTCGACAGTATGTCTACCTGTATGCAACAAATCGTTCATACTCTGTCGCTCTACCGCAACGAGATCATCAACCGAGTCTACCGCATCAAAGTCTCTCTTGAATAAATTATAATTTCATCCCGAAGAAGCCCTTGAGACGGTTTGTCCTGGTGGGAGCACGGAGAATTAGGTCCATCTCATCACCAATAACAGTCTGGTCATCAACTCCGCGCACTGAGTCGCGCTTGGCACAACGCTTTTGCCAATACTTTTCAGCCTTCTGTGAATGCTTAAGACACCAGGACTGAATCTCGTGAATCTTCCTCTGCTTGTTCTTCTTAAGCTTATGCATTGCACTGGTTTCCCAAGAGATCTTGATGTGACCGGTGCGCTTCTTCGTCTTAGCATCACGATGAGAGCTAACAACGTAGGGAAGGTTGCGCTCCAGGAGATAGAGTTGAAGACGCATTGCAGTGGTCGGGGTAAAATCGTAGGCGTGCCTGTAAAGATATTTAGTCTTCCCCTCCTCGCTTAGCTTACCAATGTTCTTACACATCTTACGTACAATCTTAAGAACAAGACCATCGAAGTAAGCGTACTTCTGCTGGATGACCTGACTGGCACGCTTGGCAACCTCCTCAGGGTTGGGAGGCATCTCCTTGTCAGTGTTATTGTAAACAGGTGGAGCAGTAGCGGGGAGAGACATTTTATACTTAAACGCAAGCTAATAAAAGTCTAAACCAAAAAAAACTTCTCAGTTGTTTAGATTTACTGGGATAATGAAGTCAACGTTCTGATTGAACCCGGCTCCCACGTTGCAACGGACCATGTCCTTAAAGTCGGTCGGCTTCACGTACGGAAGCTTTTCGTACTGGAGTGTGTCCTCCAGGTCCTTCATGGTGCCAGCTGTTGCGTAGTCAACAGTAAGACCTGGTGAGCTCTTCTCCATCTTACGCAGAGTCTTACGATGAGGGTTCATAATGTAGATCTCATGGTCCCAGTCAGCGTGCTCAGTTCCGTGAACGCCATCACCATGATCGTGGAAGTGATAGGTGGGGATGAACATCTTCTCCTTAATCTGATGGATGTAACCGATCGGATGGAAGTCGGCACCCTTGTCCATGATGCAGACAACGAATCCAAAGTGCGGAGGATAGTTGCCATCAAGAACGGTTTGAACTGTAGGATCCAACTTAAAGACATCAAAGTCAAGACGTGCTAGCTCCTCAAGATTGGTAGCAACACTGACCTTGTAACTTCCAACCTGGTAAACAGCGAGAGCGTCGTTGGCCCAACTCTTCCCTCCAAGGTACATGCCTCTCTCAAATGAGGGAGGGTCAATCACGTCCTTAAGATCCTTGAAGATATCGGAATATCCGGACAGGTCCACCAGATTGCACGTCTCACCGTTAGGAAAAGGGAGGATCATTGCAACAGGCTCCTGCTGCTCGGTGGTCGAGAGAGTAGGGTCCTCCACAACCGCTGGGCCACCGAGCAGAGGGCCAAACATCTGTGCCCAGGCTCCCTGAGGCTCGGGCTCCTTCGACTTACCTCGCATGTTACCGAATGCTACCTTGTTCTCATAAACCGTCAACTGATAACGCTTATTGCGTCGCTGGAAGGGCGCTGCCATAATGCGCGTGTCGGAAACTTTGTCTACAACTCCTTGAATGATACACATATTGATATAAGTAGGACTAGTAACTGTTTTTCTAAATCAAACTTAATTCTCTTCCTATCAGATATAGATGCAGCTGTTTATTGCTGGCTGTGGAAAATGCAATATTGAATCTTGGCGTTCAGGTTTTTCTCTAAAAGCCGACATTGCCACGATGAAAGGTTGTGATGTTGACAGTTTTACTTTAAGTTGTAACGGGCGTTCAATTCGTGACCATGTGTCTTTAGACGAACAGGGGGTAAGCGACGGTGCCACGGTAGATCTACATGTTTCTGGGAAAGGTGGTACCAGTAAGTTTACTATTCTGTTATGGCTGGCAATAATTATCTATGCAGCTACGCTTTTCCTACTACTTGGAACAGGTATATTTAACATGGTTGCATATCTATACGCCTATCTTTTCAAAGGGATGACTGACAATGTGTTTAAATGGATCTTCGGACTTCTTGGTGATACTGACTTTTCTGCATGTATAAAGCATCCTCTCTCATGGGCAATCAAACTACTTAACTTCTTAGTAAAACACAGTATCGTCTTCTTATTTGTCTTTGTTGCCATCGCAGCATTAAGCTATCCCATCTTCGGCATCTGGTACAAGGACCACTGTCAAAGTTTATTTTTGTCTAAGAAAGTTGGTGTTATATGTGCACTCCTGTATCTGTTTATCTATGGTCTTCTCTACGTTCCAAACATGTTGTACAACGCTGCTATTATGGTTTCTGATCTATTTGGAACAACAAGTGTGTTAGTCAGTCCTGGTCTTCAAGCTCAGAAAAATGCTGTCAATGACGTTAAATATCTTGGCTTCTACGCTATTCCGTTTGTAGGCCAAGGCATTGAGCAGATTCACTACATCATGAGTCAGATTGTAGAAGGTGTTTATGATGGTGCTGAGAGGTTCAAGGGAGTTACTTGTAAGAGAGGACCAGACGGAAGTGTGATGATACCACCCGCTCTAAATCGTACTCTTGGAGAGGTTGTAAACTGTGTCAGACAACAGAGTGGTAAGAGTAGTGGGGCTGCCGGTTGTGTTACTACACCTTTAGCAGCTCCACGTAATGCTAGAACATGTTCCATCTACAGTGATCTGATTCAAACTATCAAGGATAACAAGATGCAAGATATGGTTGAGTACGCATGGATGGGTCTGAATAGAAGTGCGTATGATGAGATTGAACAGAGATACAAGAACGCCGGATTCTTTACCAAGATTGATATACTTGGATTTACAGACATCGCTAACTGTTATTTTAATGCTACTGCATCACGTTGGATGGTTTGCTCTATGTTAAGCACTCTTAATGATACCGATGACTACTTTAGTTATGTCGGAAGTAATGTTGATAGTATTATTGATACCATGAAGAGAGGCAACATTGCCGGCATGGCTACAACCAGTGCATATGCACTCATCATGATCATTGCTATGATATGGCCAGGATTCCTTGGATATCTGTAAGCATTGACCCGGTTAATAAGAGATGCAATGGTACATATTAAAGCATTGACCTGACTAATAAAATATGGGATTTTAACATGTTTTATTTGACAAGCTGTCTTTAACGTTAAAATAAAATGGTCCTGTTCACTCCCCTGTCTAGAGTGCCGCCCCTCCCCCCGGGCACTTCAAAGCATTATGGCCCAAAACTCTATAGCTCTATTAGACAAACAATTTTAGTGTAAACCCAACTAACTTATTTATCTAATAGTAATATAATTTAATGGACATTCATTTTGGGCCATGTAAAACGTCTATATTTTACATTGTATTTTGATTAGTAGTGGTTTTAACATATATAATTGTCTAGTACAAGTGTAAGTATTGGACCGGTACGTACAGTGGCCCAAAACACTATTTACGTTAAAACATTGATATATACTATTACATTTTTATTGTAATATTCAGGTGTTTTATACTGATACAGAGTGGCCCAAAATTACAACCGTTACAATTTAGGAAAATATTTGGTTATGTAATGGAAATCCGTTACATTATGTTAAAATATAACCCGTCATCATGTAACGGATGCACGATTCCACCTGTAAGTCTAACTAGACTTAGAGTGTATTTTGTTATATAGAGGTATAATGGTTCTGTGTCCCAGATGTGGAGAGAAGTTCACTCCAAGTAAGCTAAAAAGACATATTAGTAGAAAGATGAAAGTATGTGACCCTGTTGTAAGAGATGTATCTTATAATGAAATTAAACATAGCTGGTCAAAAGTTCTTGATGGAACGTTTAGAAAATATGAATGCAATGGGTGTCATAAGGTTTATAAGCATCGACAGTCACTTTATAATCATAGTAAAGTATGCTCACACTTATCTTCATCTAATCCATCTCTTACAGCCGGTGATACAATTATCAACAACATTGATGCTAGCACAACTAACAATATTGATGCCAGTACTACCAATAATGTCGGTAATAGCTTTAACTTCAACATTAACCCGTTTGGCAAGGAAGACATGTCTCATATCACACATGAGGAGATGGGAAGAGTTATTAGTATGAGATATGAGGGTCTAATGGAGTTCGCAAAGCTACTATACAAGAATAAGAAGAACCTTAATGTATTTATTCCCAATGTATCAAGGAATACAGGTCTTGTCTATCGACCACCTAACTGGGAACCTATGCGCGAAGACGCTATTACAGATGTAGTTGTACAACGGGGTGCAGATATGATCAGCGACTATATGGAAGATAATGTAGATCTTATTAATGGTACTGACTACTTTATGATGGACAAGGCTCTTACAGATATCCAGAAAGACCGTCGTGAAAACATGAAACGTCGTGGGGATGTCAGACGTGTTATTGAAGACAACGGACATCGTAAAAGGGTCTGGGACAACTTTAAAGATGCCAGCAATGGAGAGCTGATCGTCCCACCTGTTAGTTTTGACTAGAAACTGAACCGCTTTAGTTTTGACTAGAAGATGAACTGCTTTAGCTTTGACTAGAAATTGATGAGCATTTGGCTTAAAAGTATAGTCTATCTACTATTTTACAAAGAATGTGCGGCATCTTCGCATTTCTCGGAAAAGGGGTCTCCAAGGAGACTCTGAAAGAACACTGTGACAAGATTCAACATCGCGGTCCTGATATCACTCAGTACAAGGATGTTACCGACGAAGTCTTCTTCGGATTTCATCGTCTTGCTATCAACGGTCTTGATCACGGTAGCGATCAACCCTTCGAGATCGACGGGAAAGTTCTGATCTGTAACGGCGAGATCTACAACTTTAAGGAGCTCGGTGAGCAGTTTGGCTTCGAGTACCAGACACATAGCGACTGTGAGGTGATTATCCATCTCTACAAGCACTTTAACGGTGATATGACCCAGGTCTGTCAACACCTCGATGGTGTCTTCGCTTTCGGTCTTTACGACTCTGAGAAGGACACGGTCTTCGTGGCACGTGATCATCTTGGTATCAGACCTCTGTACATCGGACGTACTGATGACGGTGAGATTGCACTCGCCAGTGAAGCTAAGTCCCTGACCTTCTGTAGCCAGTACTCCCAGTTCCCCCCACGGTGCTGGTGGTGTCTTACTGATCCCGATCTCTACAACAGCTACTATCGCTTTGAATTTGACCAACTTCCTGCTGAAGAGTGTGAAGAAGGGATGATTTGCAACAGTATCCGTGAACTCTTTACTGAGGCTGTTCGAAAGCGATTTATCATGGCTGACGTCGAGGTTGGATGTCTACTTTCTGGTGGCCTGGATTCTAGTTTGGTCACAGCTATCTGTGCTGGACTTACGGAAGACCCTTCCACGCTCAAAACATTCTCTATCGGAATGAGTGGGAGTCCGGATCTTGAAGCCGCCCAAAAGGTTGCTGATTTTCTCGGTACTGATCACTACAGTGTCGAACTAAGTGAACAAGAGTTCCTCGATGCCATTGAGAACACAGTTTATGCACTCGGTAGCTTTGACATCACTACTATCCGCGCTTCGGTCGGTCACAAACTCGTTTCACAATGGGTACGCGATCATACCAACGTCAAGGTTCTTTTCTCTGGTGAGGTGGCAGATGAGTGTAGCGGAAGTTACGCCTATTTCTGTAACGCACCAAGTCCAGAAGAGTTCCAGAAGGAGTCTATCTGGTTGATGCGTGAGATTCATCTGTACGATGGTCTTCGCAGCGATCGATCTATCTCTTCTGCAGGTCTTGAGTCTCGTGTTCCTTTTAGCGACAAAGACTTTCTGGCATACTACATGCGGATTCCACCTGAGATGAAGATGTTTGATACGCAGAAGATCGAAAAGTATCTTCTTCGCAAAGCTTTTGACGGTATTCTACCGGATTCAGTGTTGTGGCGTAAAAAGAACGGGTTCAGCGACGGATGCTCTAACGTTAGTCGCAGCTGGTCCGTCATCGTTCAAGAGATGGTTGACCAGGCAGTGAGTGACGAAGAGTATGAGTCCGAGCGCCTCCGGTATACCGAGAAGATCCGACCTAACCTGAAGGAGGGATACTACTACATGAAACTGTTTGAACAGTGGTACGGTCCATATGACGAGTACGCTGGCACTTGGGAATCACTTACCCCGTATCAATGGCTTCCCAAATGGTGCGGTGATGTGGTGGACCCTAGCGCCCGCGTCCTCTCCTGCTACGCGGCTGATTAGACTTTGATTCCTTGGCTCTCCTGAGAAAACGTTCAAGACACATTTTTATAATATCTACCGCCAGCCTGTCTGAAAAAACAATCCGCGGGCAAGTCAATCCCTGCTTTTAGACCTGTAAGTTGCATATACACACTGCTATTTTCTGCATTATTAGGTAATTTACTAACAATCAATTCACCAACATCTTTAATAGTTCGAGGCTTTAAATTATGAATGTTATCCAACAAGAATTGACACTCAACAATCATTTAGTGTTAATTATTCAAACAATTTCCTAAATCAACTATATCATCTCTTTCGTTGATGTTGAAATATATACCTTTCGCAGCTCATCTTAACCAATCCCTTATACATATCCTTTCTAAGTCTGGAGTTTGAGTTTATTTCCTTCAAACTCCAAAGGTTAGAGTATGTATAATGGTCTTAACTACCAGCAGGAATCTTATCAATAATGCTTTTTACTACGTCTTGGATAGTTTTTCTTTTCCAATTGTCTATATTATCAACTAAAAGTTGACACTCGTTAATTAACATTATAATCTAATTATACAAACAGTTTTCTAGATCACACCGCACTTCACTTCTGCTACAAGGTCGGCTAATTATAATCTTAATATACTCTCCATAAACGTTCTCTGGAGAATAGAAGATCCTTAGTGCTTCAGTATCATCTTCATATGCAAAAACTTTCTCTCTTTTAATAGGATTACTGGGATCAAATTTAACCCATCCCTTGTATAACAAATATTGTTCAAACATAATAATGCGATTATATAATACCCTCCTATATCACAGCGCACTTTAACCACTCTTTCGGTTCAGCTAGAGATTCATCTTTTATAAAAGGGATGTAAGAGAAGTCAATAAGATCGCGGTACATCCTTTTGTACATATCTACAACATAGCTCGGTTTGCGATCGTATCCGTAACCGACGTTGCGATTTACTTCAAGAAGAATGAGATCTTTCTTCTGGGTTAACAGTGTATCCAGTGCAATAACCTCTACAACCTTACGACCCTTAGGCCGCTTAAGTGCAGGTGTCATCTTGCGCAGGCAACAACCCACGATATGCTTTAGTTTAGGAAGTACCTCTTCGTACCATGGGAAGTTACTCATCAACTTATTAATCTTCTCAGTACTATAATTCGCATGCTTCTCTTGTACAGTACAGTTAGTTAGATCAGCATTACGATTGGTACTGTTCTTCTGATAACGTGTAAGAGAGACTCGACAGATGCTGTCTGGGAAAAGATAGAGATGATACTTATCCCGGTAGTAAACCATCGCTACAAAACTACGGATATCAAACTTACGACCTTTATACAACATTGGTTGAGACACCTCCTGTTGCAGTACATAATTGGTTCCACGCCTAAGATGATGACGATAGTTATTTAACCCCATAAAGATATTAATACCTGTTCCACCATACCCTCCAGACGGTTTTAAGAACCACTTACCATTGCGATTAATTCTCGTTAAACGATGTTTAGTGCGCATCATGCGACCGTTTCTAACAATAAGAGTAAGAGGAACATGTTTAGAACCGTTTAGGCGTTCTGCAAGAAAGTCCTTGTTAACAAACTTAGCATCAGCGGAGATGTAGTTTTGAACAGTAGGTTTGTACTGATCAAGATCACAGTAGTCTAGCTGTGTATTTTTTGCTGTCTTTCTATCTTTAACCTCCTCCCATTCTGGGTCGGCCCTAAGTTGATCTCTTACAATGTTAACAAAGTTCCAGTCACTTCCTTTGCCGTTAATGTGAAACTTATACATTATACTTAATGCGTAAGTTTATTACATACTTATTTTACTCACCACGCTTCCGTTGATCAAGCTTTTGAATCTTGATCTTGGCAGCGTGGTATCGTTCAATAGCAGCAGTGTTCTTCTCAACTGCCTTAGTCAAACGGGCCAGATGGTCACAGACTGAGCGACCATGGCTGTCCTCAAAGATAGCGCTAAGAATAAGAAAAAGAGGGTTCTCACTGTAGTCGATCACCTCGTAGCTGTCTTCACTTCCATCAACTGATGCTGTGTCACTCATTAGATATATCTAGACTTTAACTTAAAGTTTAAATGTTTTGAACGAGATTAGTTATTGTTTCTTAAAGATGAGAGACAAGACAAGTTTTAAAGGATCAATTCTGTGATAACGTCGAGTGGCATAAAGAGTTCCGATACCAACCACTAACAGAATAATAAACCAGAACCAAGGCTTTTTCCATACAGCCTTAGCTACAGGTAGAGGCATCTTTGTCATTTTAGGAACATATCTACTTAATAAATTTAAAGCTACTACACTTCGGTCATGTGTAACACGTTTAACAATCATCTGAATGCCCATGCATTACACCTATGCATTCTTAACAGGAAAAAATGTCTAAATTAAACCGCCTTTAAAAGCAGGAGTTAATTTAGACGTTACATTGGGGGTCCAAAATGAACCATACTCTTAAAGGAAACAATGTAGTAGGCAAGAACTGCCGCTATCACTATCACTGTCGGAAGAAGAAATTTGTATTGTGACAGTTCGCTGTTTGCCTGAATCAACTCAGGTTTATAGTAGAAAACTCCCACAAGAATCAGGATATAAACAAGAATTGCCTCTTTAATTAGTCCCATATCTATACAAAGAAGCTTCGGGAAAAGTTTAGCCTTCTAAGTTCTCACCAGCACCTCCGTATTCTCCGTCATGGTCCAGTAGATCATCCTGAACTTCAGGATCAAGCTCGTTAATGTTTGGTCTTTGGGTGAAATATTCAGCTTCTTCCTCAGCCAGAGCTTGGGCCTCCTTAACCTGTGTGCGTCGATATTCGTCCAAGCGGTTTTCTGTAGCATTATTTCCAAGAACTTCCTTGGCTGTGGCGACCAGAGCCTTATCAGCAGCTTCCGTGGCAGCAGCTTCCTCCTCACTAACCTTCTCGTTAATCTCATCAAGCTCCTGATCGGCCTTAGTCTGTGCAAGCTTCTTCATCTCCCATGCCTTGCGCTCCTCGTGAGTGATATGGTTCTTATAACTCTGAAGCTGTTTGTCAGTAACATCGAAGAGATCGCGATTCTGAATCATCATGTCGAAGACTGTGACGATAAAGTCAGCAATAGTTCGGGCAATCTCAACTTCGCTGCGATTGACATCCATCTCAGCGGTGTCGAAGCGCAAGAAGCTGCGCATCTGCTCCACAAAGATAAACTGTAAGATAGTAGCTGCATCCTCCAAAGTTATGTCCGCCTCCTTTACAATATCGGTGTACTCCTTGTTGTATCGATTAAGATGCCCTCTAACACGGTTAACTTCGCTGATTGTGTATGCAAACTTCAATCGACTGAAGATCTTCTCGTTGTCTTCCGTAAAGAACCCTTCCAGCTGTTCGTAGTCGGTTTTAATCATCTTCTGAAGATCACGCGCATCCTTCCCAGGAATGTCACTAATTACAACATCCTCTAACTGGTGTCCGTTAGCAATTTCAGAAACGTACTGACGGAAATAGTCGTTGATGTACTTCTTGGTTGTTTCAATACGATGCTGGTTCATACGACGCTCTGCGAAGATTACCTCCTGGGGTTTACTGTTCTCATCGTTCTTCAATGCTTCGCGTTCAGCCTTAAAACGTTCAGGAAGTTCACCCAGTGTTTCCAGTAGGTGTGTGTACTTGTCCTTGAAGACTTTGTCCTTCTGACGTCCCTTAATACTGCTAATCTTGTTGATAAGCTTCTCTATCGCGTCTTCCAAACCTTGCTCAGCCTTCTCCTTTAACTCCTTCATGTCCAACTTTTGTTTAGGCTTAGCCGGTGTCAACTCCACCTCAGTCTCACGCTTGATCACGTCTATAAGCTCCATGTACTGTTCATAGGTAAACTTCTCTGTCTTTAATTCCTTCAATGTCTTTCCACACTTAACGCATTTCTCGTCAGGATCTCCTCGGTTAATCATCTTATGAATCTGACCTTTAGTGGGACCAGTATGACAGAATCTAAGGAACTTATCGCGAATCAGCCGCTCGCTAACAACATCTTGGTCTTCGCTAGTAACGGGTGTGTTGTCAACGAAGTACTTGCGTAGTTTTTCTGGAAAGTACTCCTTGAAAGTACCGTTCCTCAGGAACTCATGTTCCATCTTTTGCAGCTGGAAAGATTCTTTCAGAAGGGGTACCATCTTCTCTCCAAAGAACTGAAGATAACCAGCGTTCTCATCAATTGCCTGCAAACAGCATCCAGACTCGCTAGGATTAAGGTTAGGTGCACTCTGGTCGGGAGGTTGTTCCGTAACAATCTTCTGCATCTGATTGAGAATAGTTTTGCTAACATAGTTCTGTCGTGCTTGCACTTCACCCTCTGTAAAGTCATTAGCAGGAACCTTCTTTGCCTCCTTGACTTCAAAGATGAGAACTGCAGGATCACGCATCACAATCTTTCGGATAGGTATAGCTGCACGTTTTGCGAAAAGATCCTGAACAGAACGTCTGTAACTCATCTTTTCGTAAGCGCGGGACACAAAGCTGCTGATCTTCTCTAGTCGCTTTCCGGTTTTAGCTTTAATAGGTAGAACCTTACTTTCATCAAGAAGACAGCTAAAGAATCTAATACCCTTCTCATCCTCAAAACCATCGAAAGTACACTTTCCAAGAATAGAACCAACCTTGTATGGAGGAACTGCGGTTTGCATCAGAATTAGCATACGAGCTGCAGACGTAATAGCAATCTCTCTGGTTTTGTAGTTGGCGTACTGAGTTGTAAAGAATCCTTTCTTCTGTAGTGCCATAATATCCTGATCACTCTTACCAGACTTCTTCAGAGTAAGAGCTAGCTTCTTAGCAAACTGCTTCGCACTGTTTATCTCAGAAAGTTGACTGAGAGTATCTGTTAAAGCTGCAATAAAGTCATCACGCTTAATTGCAACATCCATCTTCCTAGAAAACTCCAGTAAACGCTCACATACATCAGTGAAGTAAGTAGGATTGATACCCTGGTCAATTAGCTGATCTCTTAGCTTCTCGTCATCGCAAATTGACTGATCCGCTTTCATTGCACCTGTATCAGGGCGCCATGTCTGCTTCTCATCAGGCTTGATCTCCTCCAAAGTCTGGACAAGATGACCGCTGCTATCGAAACCGGCTACACTATCTCTTTCAGCATCTGCCAGACGAAGACCACAGGTTGTGCAGTAGATATCACCCTTTGCATCAGCAGGTTGTCCGAAAATACCTAACATATTCTCGGCAATGATCTCCTTCACAGCGTTATCCGGCTCTTCGTACATCTGTCCAAGAAACAGCCAGTGAGAACAATAGCTGGTACGGTGTCCGTAACGCTTGGAGTAGAGCCATCTGTTAATCGTAATAGTATCCTTCTGAAGATACTTGAACAATAGGAATGTTTGCATGGCGCTGTTGTCAATCGTGGCAATAGATCTAAGAATTTCGTTGTCCTCAGCCTCGCCGCTAGTGTTAACGTTAGGGGAAGGTTCGTTTTCGATTGCAGCAGGAATCTTCGGTTTCTTCGGCTCCTCGGGGGTATCTCCCTCGTAAACGTTACTGGTAATTACATCCGCATCCTCAGCAGTTTCCAGATTTTCCTCTAGCTTCTCTTCCGCCTCTACTTCATTATCAATCTCCTGTTCTTTATCTTCCTCGTCTTTGTTCTCGTCTTCGTCTTTGTTCTCGTCTTCGTCTTTGTTCTCGTCTTCGTCTTTGTTCTCGTCTTCGTCTTTGTTCTCGTCTTCGTCTTTGTTCTCGTCTTCGTTGTCGTCTGCACCACCGCGCTGAAGGATTGCTCTTTCCAAATCTACTTTCGATTGCAACTGCTTTTTAAGGTTGCTCTTTTCGAGCTCTTCTAGATATTTCTTGTAACTTTCATAGGCGTTCTCTAACTGTTCAAGACGTCGCTGGTAACGTAACAGACGGCTGGGTTGGCATTTACCCTCTTCGAATGTGCAGTTAATCTTGTCAAAGTCGAGCTTGCTAAGTTCGAGGTTTTCAATCCCGATCTGGCACAAAAGGCTTAAAGTTGTGATTTCAGGTGGTGCATTTTTAAGATAGGACCACTTATTATCTTTCCATTCGTAAACGGTAGTATCCTCTAGAGAAAGAGCCAGATCTCCATCCTTCCATTCTCCATCCGACTTCAGTTCGCTAGGTTCATTTACAAGTTGGACATAACGACCACACTCCTTCTGAAAGAAAGCAGACTTCTTTTCTTCGGCTTCGTAGATCTTCTTCTTCTCTTGGAGCGCTTTCTCAATCTCTTTCAACTGTTCGTTCAAACCGGTTGTAACCTTCTTCTTGCGGGCGTCAAAGGTGGTAAGAAGATAGTAGTTAATGTAGTACTCACCTAGGTCTTTTCTCTCTTTCAACCATCGCATCCTCATGTCAGAACTGTCTTCTGGTTTACCTTTAAGAGGATACTCGCCGTAAACCTCAGTAACCTCTTTTGCAAAGAAGTGTTCATCAGCAAGAACATCAGAAAACTCTTGGGCCTTAATCGTAATTCTCTCAATCTTGTCCATCTTGCGAGAAACACTTTTAACGTAGTCAGTGCGATTCTTATTAAGCTGTTTCCTAATAATGTCAAACTGCTCTTTACTAAGGTTGTTAAGGTTGAGATTGTATCTCTCGAGATAACTATGCAGATCTACAAGACTGCTTATCTTACTGTCATCTGTCAACTCTTGGTTAAGCTGTTCCATAATATCGTTAATGCTGGGGATAAAAGCGTCAAGCACCTTTTTGAACTGCTGTTTATTAACTGCCTCAGTGTCGAAAAGATAAAGGATTGGCTCTTCGGTAAGCAGTGAACCTTCTACTTTGTAAACCTCCTCTTCACTACCTTCAACGCCTTCGCCTTCGGTACCTTCAGTAACCTGCACAGGTTGAGTAGTTTTAGTTATAGTGCGGGTGGTAAAAGGCAACGGTCTTGATGCCATCAGTACACCACGATCACCAGCCTGTCCATTCTTGGTGTTAACCGGAACTGTAAAACGATTCTCATCTACGATCTTAATATCGTGACAATAAGGGCCATCAACAGATGGCAGACTGTTTGAGTCACGGATATAGATGTTGTCACCATCAGTTAACATGTGGTTAGGAACTGTGATGATAGCAGACTTATCTTTACTGATAGAAGTAATATCACCAACCTTAGTAAGATTGCCAATACAACCTTGTTTGCGTACTAGGTTGTATAGGTCAGTGTTATCTTTAGGAAGAACTAAGAACCCAACAACTCGAATTTCATCTGCGGGGATGAGTACCTTGTAACGAATAGCCTTCCACTCCTCTCTTTCATCAAAAACATCAAGGGGGATCATTACAGCCTGATTGACAACGTATTGTTCCCAATGAGATGTGTTAATGTCAACACGACGAAGAACTGTGACATCCTTTTCAACTGCTACCTTGATACCAACATCTGCTTCATCGTTGGGAGTGAACACCTGTGCAATCTCATCTGTAAGACTGTAGTACTGTTGTGAATTAATATCACCTTTGTAGTACTTGCCCATTAGTTCAGCGCTTTCCTTCAGTTCGCGAGGCAGAATACCAACCTCAGGGCTAACTTCCTCAATGTTTTCGTCTGTAACCATATCGACATCTTTATAGATCTTCTTATGATCAAGTACCACCGGAATGATCCAGGAAGAATTAAAGATATCGTTTTGATAATCAGAAAGAACTTTGTAGAAATCTGGCCCACGTTGAGTAGTAATCAGACCACGATTCTTGAGAGAAAGAATCTGTTCAACACGAGTTAGAACCTTCTCCTGAATTACAGGTTTATCCTGGTCTGCTAGGCTGTACTCTGAAAGAAGATCGTTAATGAGATCCTGGCGGTACACATCGTCAGTTTGATAGATAACCTCAGTATCCATCAAAGCCTCTTTCTTCTCAACCACGATAACATCACTCTCGTCCTCCTCTCCGAAAATGTCGTCGTCATCCATATTCTCACCAAAGTTAGAGTTAAGGTTAGACTCCTCATTCTCGTTAAAGTTAGAGTCATTATTGAAGTTAGAATCTGGTTCATTGGTGTTGGAAGAAGGTTCATTGGTGTTGGAAGAAGGCTCATTGGTGTTGGAAGAAGGTTCATTATTGTTAGAAGCTGATTCATTATTGTTAGAAGCTGGTTCATTGTTGTTAGAAGCTGGTTTATTGTTGTTGTTAGAAGCAGGTTCGTTGTTTGACTCGTTGCCAGGTGGAGGGGTGTTGTTAGGCTTTCCCCCTAACATATTAATTGGGGTACTATCACTGTTCAATTTAATCACTACCGTCTTAATATTACTCATGCCTTCAGCAAATATATAATACAACCCGAGATTTCTTTTCTTACGGAACTATTCCGAAATTTTGCGTCGACTTAGAAATAATTTTCCTACTATATACTAGGCAATATGGAGCTGCAAAATCTTTTTTCACAAAATAATATTTCTAGTTATGAGGACGTCAAGTCACTGTTGACGTCTGAACCTTACAAGTTAATTGTTAAGGATGATTCCGATCATCCATCATTGTACATGATCACCTACGGTAAGGAGTCACGCTCTTTCGATAACGATGTTGTTCGTCAGTGCCGTGGCCTCATTCTAGAGAAGGAAACCAACAACATTCTCTGCTACAGTTTTAATCGGGGAACCGATATTCATGCGATGTCTAACGACGACAGTTGGCAAGCTGACTTCCCCTGGGAGGATGTTCAGATCGAGGAGGCGGTTGACGGTACTCAGATCCGTCTATACTACTACGATGGCGAGTGGCGAGTAGCTACCACCCGTTGTATCGATGCTAAGAAGGCCTACTGGTACAGCAGCAGGTCTTTCTACGATCTTTTCATGGAGGCCGTGCGGAACTCCGAGGGATTTAGTCTTGATGACCTCGACCAGTCGTGCTGTTACGCCTTTGTGCTAAAGCATCCTGAAAACCGGATTGTTGTCCGGTACGAGAAGGCTGAGCTCTGCCACGTGATGACACGCTCTCTGTCTAAGGACGACGGATACCCTGAGCTTGACATTGAGCTTGACGGAGTTTCCCGTCCGACTGTTTACAAGCGTGCAGGTGATGTAACTGACTCACACTTTAGCGATTACGGTGCACTTCGCCGTCACGCAGTTGAGGAGGTTCGTCTTTGCGCTGAGGGATTTGTTCTGAAGAGTGCAAGCGGCTTCCGTGGCAAGCTTCGTTACTGTTCGTACGATTCTCTCAAGGAGATTCGTGGTAACACCTGGAACATGTTCTACCGTTATCTGGAACTTAGGAAGGACGAGGGTGCTCTCAAGCGCTTCTACAGCTTCTATCCGGAGTATCGTGAGACGTTTTCATTCTACGAGCATCAGATTCAGAAGTTTGTACGCTATGTGCACCGCCAGTACGTGTTCCATCGCGTCAAGAAGGTAGAGGGGTATATTATCCCCGATCACCTGAAGGTTACACTGTACAAGCTGCACGGAACCTTCCTGGAGGAGCGTACTCCGCGAACTCAGGAGAAGGTTCAAGCAATGCTTGATGCCCTTCATCCAAAGCAGCTTTGCGCGCTGCTCAACCGGCACTACGAGGTTGTTGCTACCAACAACTGAGTCGAGGAATAACAGATAATTTTTAAGTGTGGTTTCCGTATCACTGAGTACCCGGCTTTCGTCTGTGTACGCTGTAACAAGCAGTGTGTAAAGTGTGACTTCGGTATCGCTGAACATCCAGCATATGTTTGCTCACGCTGTAACGGACAATGTGTTAAATGCACTTTCGGTATCGCAAAGCATCGTGCTTATGTTTGTGTACGATGTCCTCAGTACCACTAGGATGCTACTAATTCTTCTGAATTGAAAAATTCAAAAGAAAATTAATTAATAATCACAACTGTCTCTTAATTTTACTTGCGGGACTTGCGCTTCTTGGAAGCCTTGCGCTTAGTCTTACGCTTGGTAGACTTCTTTGACTTGCGCTTCTTAGAGGTCTTGCGCTTCTTGGAAGCCTTCTTCTTGGACTTGCGCTTAGCCTTCTTCTTAGCGCCACCCTCAGCGGCGAAGGGGCAAGCACCACCCTTCTTGGACTTCTTCTTAGACTTCTTGGGCTTGGGAGTGTACTTCTCCTTGACCATTCCCTTCTTCTTGGCACCAGCGTGCTCGGCAAGCTTCTTGGCATCCTCCTCGTTAACGAACATGTTAAGAGCGTGCTTGCACTTGGTGGACTCACCACGGACCTGGTAACGGACACCACCAGTCTTGGTGTTATGAATCTCGTAGACAGTCCAGGCATCCATATCAACCATCTTGCGACGGTAGGGACCTGCAGACATACACATACCACGGGGCGTCTTCATGCTTTGTTATAAATTAGACTGAGAAAATAGTATCAGATCCGTCGGATTTTGAACGCAATAAAGAGACATGCTGTCAGCGAAACAGCTGTGCTGTGTAGCTTGAAACCCTCCGCTAATTAGGGAGAAGATCTACTCTTCAGTCTCAGTTTCAACTTCGTCTTCAGTTTCAGCTTCAGTTTCAGCTTCAGTTTCGTCTTCAGTTTCAGCTTCGTCTTCAGTTTCAGCTTCGTCTTCAGTTTCGTCTTCAGTTTCAGCTTCGTCTTCAGTTTCAGCTTCGTCTTCAGTTTCAGCT